AGTCCGGTATCACCAAGATTAAAAACTGCAAAACCCAGGAGGTATGTTCCTGTAGTTGAAACTTTATAGGTAGATACTTGCCAACCGGTTGAACCATATGTTCCAGTTGAATAGTCGCCAGTCCCAGGGTTGGTAAACCCGAGTAAGGCGTAGTTGCCCACACCATTATTCACGGTGATTTGTGGTGCTGTTCCAGTTCCGGTGTAAACAAGCGATGTAATAGAACCATCATTGAATGGAACATAGTCTGTTCCGATATAGTTCCAGGACATCGTATAGGTCACACCTGCATCTAGCGTAACTTCTTTAGTTATCCATGCCGCATTTGTCGGGTTTGGGTCACCCAAACCTGATGCTTGCTGTTGCTGAGTTAGGAGCGTCTTTATTGCGGTATTCTGAGTTGGCGTCAGACCTAAAGCACTAGTCGCATTGTCAAATGTAGGAGCGCCGTTCGGCTGCAATGAGGCTGCGTATGTGCCATATGGAGAGAACGTCCAAGTGGTCGGAACGACTGCTGGCGCATAATACGGGTTGGGTTGACCATTGCCTAGGGTCGGACTACCAACAGCGTTATGTGAAGGTGCGCTGAATGAAATGCTTCCAGTCGCAATATTGACACCAGAGCCTTCCTGTGTGATGGTCGTGAGTGCACTAGTGCCTGATACTGGGCTTTTGTTCCACCCATTTAATGTTCCGATTTCAAAATCAGTACTAGAAATTGTATCTGCTAAGGCTACTGTTGGTGCACCTAAAAAAAGAATAGCTAATATAATATATTTAATTTTTGACATATCTCCCTCAATCTGTCTAAATTGTCCGCAGGAGATATAGTAATGGCACAAATAAAAAAAGGGCTATGACATGTAGCCATAGCCCTTTTTAATCGAAGTGATTAAATTACATCTTCTTCTTTTTCTTAGCTATTGCAGCCTGGATAAAAGGTGGAAGTTTCTTTTGTGCCGCTGTAAGACCAGCTGTCTTTTTTGAAGCTGTCTTCTTAGGTGCAGCTGCTTTCTTTTTCATCATTGCCATAATTTTATTCCTTTGTCTTAAACTAAGACTGAAAATTAATTTCAGTACATTTTATTTCCGCCCATTTTCTTAGAACCACTCATTTTCTTTGAGCCGTTCATTTTTTTCGGAGCACCCATTTTCTTGGAACCCGTAGCTTTCTTTTTCATCATTGCCATAATTACACCCCCTCTACTTTCTTCTTTCCTTCAGTAGATTTCTTGTAATGCCACATCATGTGACCCTGCATTTGGTCATCAACTTTGTCGACCTGCTCATCTACATGATCTATCTTTAAGTGGAGGTCAATGATTTGGTCTTTAACCTCTAGTAAGACAGAAGCTACTGTGTTATGATCATTTTTATTTTCTTTACGACTTCTCTGGATGAGAACAACTAGTGGCCCCAAAATTACAGCTGAAATTATTGTAGACCAGAAAGCTGACATAAGTCACCACTTCACTTTATTGGCCCAGAAGGCTGCAGACAGCTTGCCCTTGGCAATGTTGGCTGCGTGCCTTGCCTTAAAGGACTTTCTTCTAGCTGCGTCAGAAGAAGATTCACCCTTCTTTGCGGGGGAACCAGATACACCCTGCTGTCCAAAGCGGATAGTCTTAACTTGATTTCCAGACTTAGCCACAACTACATGTGACTTAGTAGGGTGACTGGGTGTACGCTTGGGTTTATTATAGCCAGTAACCCCAGCTTTAGATAGACGTGAATCTTTTTTTGTGGGCATTGTTGTTCCTGACTAAATAAGATAAAGTTATTTCTTTTTTTTCTTTTTCTTTGGCGCTTTAGATATAACGGGACCACCACTGTTTTGGTTGCTGGTTCCCATTCTAGGTCCACTTATATAGACAAATTTCTTTATTGCCATGGTTACTTTTTATTCTTGTAAGCCGTCCACTGACTTGAATAATGTCCACCTTTACGTGGAGTATCGATAACGTTCATTACTGAATCTTTCAATAATTTATAATAATTGTTGTCTGAAGAAGTCTTGCTTCCCCAACCTTTATCCTTAGCCATAATGACCCACCTTAAAATAATAGACTAGTTATATAGTAGTGTAAAAACCCTATATAACTAGTCTATTAAAGACGATTTAGTTGTGTTATTTTTTATTTGGATTACTTTTTGGTGCAACCTTTTTTGCAGGCTTAGTGCCACCATGATTCTTGGACACTTGTCCCTTTGGTCTACCTGGCTTCTTAGCTACAGTAGTAGGGCTGACGGTCTTATCCGCTGGATTAGCGGGTGTAATTTTTATATCTTTAGGGGTTGAATTAACCGACGTGGTTGGAGTCATCCAAATAATCGGCTCGTCTTCCTTGACATTAGTTTTATCATCTAAGTCATATCCACCAATTTTTGTTTTCTTTTTAAATAGAATTTTTCTTGCTATTTTTCTAATTAGTTTCATCATTATTTTTTATCCTTTTCAATATTTGTTAGCTAACTATTGTTTATTATTTTCCTTGTTGTGATTCTTTAATTAACTGATATCTTTCGCCTGTTTCTTTTGAAACAATTGAAAAGCCATATGAAGCTGCAGCTTCGATCATTTCAGTTAACTTATCTTTATCTTCCAAAGAAACTTCATTCAATGGCAAAGTAATACCTGCGTATACGTCGATATTCTCAAAATTACCAATGTTAATTTTTCTATTTACTCCACATATAAATACTGGATTAGTTGAAATAGATATTTCTGAACTCAAAATATTCACCACCTGATCTATGGGAGAGTCTAATGACTGCTCCATTGCTGTTTTTGATATCTTAGGCATACACGTCCGTAAAAGTTTGAACTAAATTTGTAGTAGCTAATGCTTGTTCCGCTATGTTTAAGTTGTCGGTGTTAATTATAGCAGAGGCTTTTTCTTTTATCAAATCAATTTCTTGTTCTGATCTATGATTCATTTGCTCGGGAGTCATGGCATGTCCGTCTCTACGCATCATTCTTTCATTTCTAATCTCATCAGACGCTTCGTAGCAAATGATTAATCCATTGGGTTGATCAAGTATTTTCTTAGCTTCATTCTCAAATCTAACATCAGAGATAATGATAGCCATCGGCATATCTTGATCCTCAAACTCTGGAGTTCTCATATGGGATCTAAATAATTTATTAGCTTTTAGTATGCCCCACTTAGAAAAGCAGTCTTCATCGTATGCCCTACACAAGTCTCCTGCCTTTTGTAGGAAAGATCTTGGCTTATAGCCTTCAGGCTCTATGGGTAGATTATAGATATCTTTCACTAGCTGGCAAAACATATCATAATCAGGAATAGTGCCTAAGGCATTAGAGCCAAAAATGTCATACACAACCTCATGGATAGAAAATAACTGACGATCTTTCTGCCTAAAACCCAATGAGTTTTTTCTTATAGATGCCAACTCATATAATGGTAGTGCAAAAAACAAATGATCCCATTTAACGTGATTTGACACAGGACTGACTTCTGCTTTAGGGACTATCTTTTCTGCAACTGATGTTTTCCCAGTCGCTGCCTTACCTGCTAGGCCAATAACTATCGGATAATCTTTATAAAATTTTTTATCTTTAATCATATCCATATTATACCATTCATATCCTATTTATTTTCTCTTTTCTTACTTCTAATTCATCTAAAAATTTATTTGCCAAGGCGTCTGGTTCCCAAACAAATGTTCTTTTAACTTGAATAACCCGAAAATTAAATTCATCTCTGATTTCCTCAATAGTCATCAGTAATGGGATTAGGGCTGCACTCTTGCATTTCCACTTACCGTTAACCTGATTAGCCACAACAGCTGAGTCTGTATATATAATTGGGTCTATAAGATCAGCCATAGAACATATCAGCAGTCCTGCTATTACAGCTTCATATTCTGCTTCATTATTAGTTCTAGGACCTAATCCTCTGGCAAACTGTGCTATCTTTTTTCTGTTGCGATAAACAACGACAGAACAGGCAGCTTCTCCGATTTTCTTTTGACCCTGCCCTCTAGATGCTCCGTCACAAAATACTTCTATGTTCATAAATAAAAAGCCAATCTTAAAAACTTAAACACTTTTTTCAATCAACCTTTACATCATAATCTATATTAAATCTTTTTGCTACTTCTGTTAGATTTTTTTTAAGACTTGATGATATTTGAATTGTTTTTGTTAATAGATATTTATTACTTTTATATTCAACTTGTGTTGGAAAATTCAGATCTTCTTTTTCTGTGGAATAAAATTCTTCAGATGTATTCACACTTTTGTAATGACCGATAAACATATTTCTTGTCCTTTAGTAGGTACTAAAATCCGATTCCAAATAGGAACCTTTTTCTTCTCTAAACGCAGCTACTTGCATGGACTGCATTTTGTCCATTAGCTTTCTAGCTGATTCTGATGCTATTCTAGCTGACGTTTCCATTGATTCAGCTAGACTCATGATTGCCTCACAGGTAATCATTTCAGTGTGCTGTGACTCCGCTGCTGCCATGGCTGAAGCTTCTCTTTCAGCTTCATTCTTTCCAGCTCTATTTGATTTATAGACTCTTTTATAATTACCTTCTATAATCTTATATTGTGCTCTAGACATTCCAGCAAAGCGCGCTGCTCTACCATAGACATTAGACGTGCGGGCAACTAGCGATGCAATAGTCTCTATGCCTAGATCTATAATGTCGACCTCTGGAATTTCTACAAAATATTTACTACTTTTTTCTACGTCAGCGTATGCTTCGATAACCTCTTTTAATTGAGGTCCAAGAAAATTCTGCAATAGCTCTTGCAGTTTTTCCATTGATTGTAGGTTCATTAATTCTTCTCCATATTGATTAGCATTGCGTATTCACTGAGATCATTTTCTATAATTAAATCTTTTACTTTATTTTTAATCTTAGATAAATGCTCTCTAACTGTATTTGGATGTTCATTAACTTTCTGAGATATTTCACTGGATCGTTGACCATCTACGTATCTCCATTTTAAAAGTTGTCTTTCTTGCACTGTTAGTCTATCAAATGGCGCAATGTTTTTCTCGCCTAAGACCCAAAATTCATCAATTTTATCTGCAGCTAATAACTGCTCCATACTATACTCCACTGGATCTGCCTTAAAACCAATTACATAGTTCTCATCGCCCTCATCATTAGTGGCATCGTCGTCCAATAATGGGAATGTCTTCCTGCCTAATTGATCAATAAGAAATGTATCTACGTTCTTTTTTAACAAATAAAAGAAATAGCTATATAAGAAACCACTAAAGGGAATTGGACCTTTAGCTGAATCCTTCCTTTCGTATCTTCCTATGCATTGAAAGAAGGTCATATATACTGTCTGTCTAATATCCTCCTCGTCGCCATATCTTTTTGCCATATAATGAATACCTCTCATGCATTCATTTATCACTCGCATGTTAGATCCATTTATTTTATTCTTCATTAGGGCAAACCTTGTGCCAGAATCTTTGATAAATAAAGAGATAAACCTTCGTATGTCATAGTCATTCAGGTTGAACTTTCCATAATATAATAGTGAAATATATTTAGTTAAAAAATTACTGAATACCTTTAATAATTCTTCTTGTGCTTTTGCTGAACCCTTTTTGGCCTTAGCGATTAGGTCTTGCATTTCATTCTCTTCTAAAGAGTAATATTGCTCCTTGTAAGCTGTCATTTTTTACCTTCCCAGTTAACTATGTACTGACTATAAAAAACCTTTATGTCTTCGTAGAAGACAATTTGAGGAACTTCTATCTCAGCCATAAAATTCTTTGCGTCGTTTGAGTACTTACTTATGACGCATGTCATTTTTTTGAATTCATCAGGATAATACCTTTTAAATCTTTTTAATTTAATTTTACTTTTATCATCTAGATAGCCTTTAATCTCTACCCATTCACCATTTCGTTCTAGAAAAAAGTCAGGAGTATAACCCTTTGTTCCCCTTTTTATTGGGAAAGAAAAAACAGTAGGCTCAAATTTAAATTCTATTTTATAGATATTTAGGATTCTAACAAAGTTAGCTTCCCAGCTGGATCTAACATTAAGTTCTATATCTTTCCTGAATCCAGTCTTAGTGTATTGGTACGCGTTACCCTTTTTTCTTGTGAAGACCCCATCATCCTCTAGGATTACTTTATCGATCTGCCTGTTTCTGATGTTATTCAAATTAGGTTGTTTTTTAAAAGAAGATTTTTCCAAAAAAAAGTCTTCTGCCTTGACAACATGTAGTTCCATTATGATATCCTTAATGCCTGTAAGCGTATATATATTATACACTAAAAAATAAAAATATGCAAAACGACTTGCATTACCACTAAGAAGGAAGTATACTAATCACCATGAACACATTAACACACATCATCAACACAGCAATTGAAACCATCGACAACGAGATTATCGAGGACTTGGTTGTAGACCTCGGTTATGACTACGGCGATGCCGTCAAGGTAGTCACAGAGTTCAATGATTTCGATTTTGCTATCGATTCAGATTCAACTTTCTGATTCTTTTTAAAAACTACGTATAGAATTGGGGCTGGGAAACCAGCCCCTTTTCTATTTTCTGTAACTATTGTTTTTATTTCTGTAAACACCGGTTGGACAAGCACCTGATTTGGCGTGATCACAGTAAGAGCACACTCTGCTATTGGCAGTAGGAGTAAAATTTTGATCAACCATTATTTTTTGAATAGTATCAATCAGTTTATTCTTAACTTCTTCAATATCTTCTTCAGTAAAAAGATGACCTTTTCTTTTTCCAGATCTTAAATAATACAACTCAGCATAGATTTCTTTTTCTGGAAATATATTATGAAGTGCAAGGGCGTATATACCGAGTTGCAAATTTGAGTGCACGTGTTTCTGTGCAACTTCCCATTTACCAGTTTTATAGTCTGTTATGTTAACTCTATCGCCAATAATGTCCACCCTATCTATAAAGCCAATTATTTTATATGACCCTATAATATAAGAGAAAGACATTTCTTTATCATATATAGAGAATTCTTTATCTACATTTTGATCGTAGAATTCATTTAATATAATTGATCCAACTGAAATAAGATCTGGAGTTATTTCTTGATTTGGATCCCAAATAGGAATATTATTTTTATATTCTTCCTGAAGTTCCTTTAAATCTAAAACTTTATTATTTTCTAAAGTATTTTCAAGAACTGCATGGACAATGTTTCCAAGAGCTGCCGGTGCGTTGAACTGTCTTGGTTCTTTCTTGATATAAGAATAGAAATATCTTGATGGACATTGGTCGTACGTATCTATTCTAGAATATGAAAAATCTACTAAACTTAATTTTTCTAAATCACTTAAGCTATCATAATTTTTAATTAATATAGAACTCAAAAATATTCCTACTGTTCTTCATTGGGATCGTATATTAGTCGACCATTTTCATCGAATTCTCTTCCAATTTCATCTATAGTGTGATTGTTGAGTTTATTTATATAAGCGCCCTGGCCGATTGCCACCCAACCACTTTCACCTATTTCCATATGATCATCTTCTTCATAGGGCCACATCTTCGCCCCCTATGGATACTTTAACTTCAGTAATATCATCTGCATTCAGATAATAACTCACAACTGTGTATAGGTCTTTTAATTCTTTCTGCGTTAGATAGAATCCAACACAGGTGCACTGTAGGAATAATTTGTCATCGTAATTGTAAGTTGAATCAGTGTATTCTGTTAATTTAATATTACCTTTTTCAACAACTGCTGGAAAGTTCTGGCTCATTTTTAATCCTCGTAATAAGTTATGGGATCCCAATTAGGATCATTTAATTTTTCTCTCATATCTTTGACATATGAGTCCCAATCGCGTTCATCATCTGATTTCTTTTCATACTTAACTTGGCTCTTAAATGGATTGGATTTAAACTTAGTCATAACAAGTCTACCCTGCTGGGTTTTCCATCTCAGAGTTCCATTCTTGCAATCACAGAAATCTTCACTGTCTGCTTTGATAATAAGTTCCGGATCGTATCGACCTGAGCACCCATTACATTTTGTATATCTTCCTTTATCTTGACACCTATTGCATGACGGGCAAAACACCCAGCACCATCTATCTGTAGGGTTAACTGAAGGTCTATCTGCTGACATTTATTGCTCCAATTCAATTAATTGTCTAATCGCATCTTCCACTTTAGGGGATGCCTCTATCTTGTATTTGTAAATAAATTTATGTTTACCGTCCAATATCTGTAAGAATACAGGACGATCACCTCGTGACGAATCAATTATATCATAAATCTTATCTATAGTCGAAGTGGATATATTCTTTTTTACATTAAAAATTATTGCCTTACCTGTGGCAAATAGGTGGGCATCTACCTTTTCGCATGATGAGAAAAATAACTTACATGTGGAGTTTTCTTCGTCGCCCTCTTTATTTAAGGTTCCAGATATAATTACTACATCACCCTTATTAAAGTAATCGTCCGCTATATTTTTTGCATTGTTGGGAAAGATGATTACTTCAACATCTGAAGAAATATCTTCTATTGATATTTTGAACATCTTCTGACCCTTTTTGGTCATTATCTTTTTCGAGGCTGTAATTATTCCCCCGACTTTTATATTTGATCCGACTTGATACTCAGATAATTCAATTATTTCGCAATCAACTTTTTTAGAAAGTATGTCCCATATTCCCATAATAGGATGACTGGTTACATATATTCCAAGTTCTTCTTTTTCTTTTTCTAGCATTTCTATTTCTTGTAGTCTAGGATATTCTCCTAAATCTATATTCACTAATTCATCAAATGCCCCTGCGGCTGCTAAATGTTCCAACGTACTCTTCTTCAGGATTACCGGATCGCATCTTCTGAGGAAGTCCACAATGCTTGTGTATGGCTCTTCAGTGTTTCTGCAGTTGACTATTGCATCAGCTATCGATTGCCCAATGCCACTTACAGCAGAAAGTCCAAATACGATTGATCTATCTCCTACTACTTCAAAGTCAATCCCAGATTTATTAATTGATGGTGGGGACACTTCTATATTTAATTTTCTACAGTCCGATAAATAGAATGCTTGCTTTTCTTTATTTCCAACTACTGATGACATGAGTCCTGCCATATATTCTGTTGGATGATTCGACTTAAGATAAGCAGTGACATAACTAATCATAGCATAGCTTGCGGCGTGTGCTCTGTTGAATCCATATCCACCAAAGTATTCAATATCTGAGAAAATTTTATTAGCTAAAGTTTCTGACATATCAGATGTTCGAACACATCCCTCGACAAACATAGATCGCATCTTGGCAATTTTATCCATTAATTTTTTACCAATAACTTTTCTTAAATCATCAGCTTCTGCGGAGGTAAATCCTGCCAGCTCTCTAGCTACTCCTAAGACGTCTTCCTGATACAGCATGATTCCCAGAGATGGTGCCAACACCTTAGCTAACTTGGGATGCTCGTATTTGATTTGACTACGACCGTGTTTGCGATCAATATATTCCTTATCCATTCCAGAGCCCATTGGACCTGGTCTATATAATGAAATTAATGCCATGATATCTTCTACATTGCGTGGCTGTAGCTGCATCATAAGCTGTCTCATCCCTGATGATTCAAGTTGAAAGACTCCAGCACAGTTACCTTTACATAACTCATCATAAGTTTTTGCGTCGTCAAGCGGAATTTTATCAACATCAATAAGTTCACCTTTGCGCTTATGCACTAACTTAATACAGGAATCAATAACCCCAAGGTTTCTTAATCCAAGAAAGTCAATTTTCAAAAGGCCACACTGCTCAACCCTACCCATATCCCATTGTGTAATGATTGGATTATCTACACCCTTTCGCATGATGGGGAGATATTCGGTTAGTGCATCTCTAGATATGACTATACCAGCAGCATGTATGCCAGTCTGTCTCACCAGGCCCTCTAGACCGAATGCTGTGTCTACAATAGTCTTAGCGTCTGAGTCTTTATCATATAGCTGCTTAAATTCTTCAACCTCCATGCACTCTGAAAGGTTTTTTGAGATACCTAATACTGGCGGAGGAACAAGTTTGGCCACTACGTCTCCTCCAGCAAAATCATAACCTAGGGCTCTGGCGGCGTCTCGAATAGATTGTCTGGCACCCGTCTTATTGAACGTACAGATATGGGCAACGTGGTCAGATCCATATTTAGTTCTGGCATAGTTGATTACTTCATCACGATATCTATCATCAAAGTCAAGGTCAATGTCAGGCATTGATTTTCTACCTTCAACAAGAAATCGTTCAAACATTAATCCGAATTTAATTGGATCTAGATTTGTAATTTTAAATGCGTAAGAGAGAATGCTGCCTGCTGCGGAACCTCTTCCCCAACCAACTCTGACATTATTATTCTTAGCCCAATTTACTAGATCCGATACGACTAAGAAATACTCAGTAAATCCCATTTCTTTTACGACACGTATTTCGTGATTAGCTCTATCCACTATATGAGGAGGTAGAGGGTCACCATATCTTTCCTTCAAGCCGCTCCAAGCTAACCTATCAAAGTAGTCCATGGGTGCTTCTAGAGTTGGAATAGGGAAGTCTGGGAAGTGAATGTCACCAAAAGAAAGATTTAGATCAATCATGTCACAAACATCCATGCTATTTTTTAACCAGTCTGGATTAAATTTAGATGACATTTCATCATACGATTGAAGATAAAACTCTTCTCCAGTAAATGAAAATCTATTTGGAGTGTGTATATTTGCGTTAGTTGCTACGCATAACATAATGTCATGGGATCTCGCATCACTCTTGTGGACATAATGGCAATCGCCACTTGGGACCACTTTTGCGCCGATAGTTTCTGCTATTTGCACTAGTTGATTAAATACTTTTTTCTGTTCTCCAAGACCATGATCTTGAACTTCTATAAAGTAGTTTTCTTTGCCAACAATATCTTGCATTTTTTTTGCCGATGCGAGAGCAAATTGATAATCGTCTCTCAATAACGCCTGGCAAAC